CTGCTCCAGTAATCCAGTTTTCCACAATCGTTGTAACATCGACTTCTAGGTTTTCGTACCCCTGTGGAAAACTAACGTTATAATTGTCTTGAGCTAAGTAATCGCCTCCGACGCTAGACCAAGATGTACTTGAATCGGATTTTATCCAATTAGATTCTCCAAGGTCCTGATATTCATCCATGTCCAGTCCCGCTCCTTCAGTCCATGAGCGTGAGACGGGGGCAACAATTAAATTAAAATCTTGCGGAAGCGTAAAGGGATGCTCAGCGTTGAACATCTTAAGATAAAATGATACCGAGCCAGATGCTGGAATTGTGCCTGCAGTTCTATCTGCAGAGATAGAAGACACTGGAAACTGAATTAGAATTCTTGAAAGTTCTTGTGATTGACCATTAGATCCGGACTCTTGTCCGTAAATAGAAAATACTTCAAGAGAATCTGCGTAGCCCATGTTGGAGCCGGTTCCCCTTGTTACAAGGTTAGCTTCGTAAGCATTCGTGATTGTATTGTCGGCACTTGCCGTATATCTTAAAATAGCCATTATCTAACTGATCCCTTGATATCGATGTTTGGATACTTTAACTCAAACACAACATTAGGCTGTGCCTCTATCATCCTACCGTCTGATGAAAGCGCAGCATCAAAATCATAGTTAGATTCAGAATAGATTCCACCAGACTTAAGTCCAATATCTACCGACGTCACATCAACTACTCCATTTACTTTTTGAAGTTCACGATATATGTCAGTTATCTTTATTGGCTCACCTATATCTTGTTTCATCGCAAACTTAGATGCCAACCTTTCATTGCAGTTACTGATAACATCAAATCTATTGGCGTTAATATCGGTTAAGATCTCGTAGCTGACATCAAAGTTAACGATTTCAGCATCAAGAATATCAACCGTGTCCGATATCATCTTATATTGAGTAATCCAATTTTTTAAGTTATTCTTGAGAGTTGTGTTGGCTGCAGTTAATTTACCCGAACTATTTTCCGAGATTACATAAATATTAACATTTCTTTTGAACTCATCCGGATCTTTAAGAATTGCAACACGCTTTATCATTCCAAATTTTGCTGGCATTCCATAGCAAATAGCCTGATAATCCTGTGCCGTAACGGCTCTGTTTTGTGTCGCGAAGTAACTAAAGGCTCTTTGGCGGATCTCTTCCGAAGATGGAAGTGAGACGCTTCCAACAAACTGCTCTTCGTTTGTGACTTCTAGAGAGTTAATAACTGAGTTTCTGTTAGTTAAAGACAGCGCTCCTTGATTGCCGAACTTAAAGTTAGCCGATGCTATCCCTGTAATGGTATCTACGGCAGCGTTAACGTCTGATGTTGTATTGAAGCGATACTGGACTGTTAGTGTTGTGTTTGATGGCCCAATACCGAACTTATCAGTATCTATTAGCTTTGTTGGGTCGAAATCGGCATCTGTTGTGTAAGTGCGCCCATTAAGATCTAGCACTACTTCGGTGGGATCGACAACAGGGTTTGTCAGCGAATTTGAATCTGACCCATAGCCAAATTGCAGGAACGTCTGATTATTTAGCGTTTCAACCGTAAATCTTCTTGCCACCGGGACAGCCTTTAGTAGATTGGGTACCGTTGCTCTTGTGGTGGTTGTATTTCTAATAGCTTTGTAAATAATGTTCTGCGAAAGGTGGTCAACTTCAAAATACTCGTTGCCGTCTGAATCTGTGACTTTTACAACGTTGGAGACGTTAGAGATTTGCAGAGGCACTCTTCTAAATCTTACGAAATCCCCAATTGAAAACTGCTCATTTCCAACTCTACCAGAGACCGCTATGCCAGTGGCACGAATAACATATGTCAGCGTGGCGCCTGTTGTGGTGTCGGCGGATCCAACAACGGTCTGATTTCCTTGTAGGGAGAAATCTACATCATCCAGTAGAGTATAAAATCCACCACCGGTAGACGAAAAAGTCGACCCCGCCTGGAGGACTGGGATTAGGTTAGGGTCGGGACCGAGCCCCAAAGATGAAGCAGGAACTTCAACGAAAAACGTTAGTCGTCCGTATGACGAAGGGCTTGTTTGTAGTTTGTACCCTAGCTGTCTTGCTAATTTAACAACGTTGTTGTATTCAACTGCGCTGTCCAAGAACGTCTCGTTCATTTGGTAATCTAAATAAAATGATAGAATATCACCAACATACGAAACCGTATCTAACATCAACGAACCAAAGGATGCTCTATTAAAATCCTTATAGGTGTTGGGGTAATACCGTTTTGCGAAGTCTTCTAAATCTCTACGAATTGATTCAAAATCACGACTTGTATAATTTATTGCTACGTTTTTCTTGGACATCTATTGAACTACCTCTTGTAATTAGTTTATGTTGTTATTAACCTCTACGTTTAAAGTAGCGTTTGTTCTAAGTGGAATAATGTTAAAATGTATTGAAACAGATAAACTATTTGGAAATAGATCTGGATTGTCTTCCGGAACAGAGAAATCTATCCTTTCTATTCCGATATAAGGCAAATATCTTTGAGTCTGCTTTCTTATCTGGCTGTCAATTTCTGCATACGTTGACGGGGTGTTCTGTTCAAACAAGTACCTCTTTAAGCCGACACCAAACTGCGTGTCCATCATTCTCTCTCCCGGATTGGTTAGAATGAGCATTTTTAAATTTTGTGTTGCTAAAGTTCTAAAGTCTGTAATCAACCCATACGGGCCATATACATCGTCAAATACTAACGGTAATCGTGGAGCCAATCCAGAAGCCATGTGTGCTACCCTCCTCCTTAAATAGTTGATTTATTTATTTTAGCACTCCTCTGGTGGGGGAGGCTCGGTTGCATCAACATCTTCTTCCGATAGTTCCTCATCTATCTTGATTTTTAGAAGCTCGATCAATAGATACAGAATTCCCAAGGGAGACGGAGGAGCCATAAACATGCCGGCGACTGTTCCCTTAAAATCCACTCCATCGAGAGTAATTCTAGGTCCGAATAGAGGCTGCCCAGATGACCCCCCATTCGCTGCCGCAGTCGATGCTGGTCCGGCAAAGGGACCCGTGGGCGGCGAGGCAGCGCTGGCTGCTTCATTACCGATGCTATATATGCAGAACAGAAGCGCCAATATATCATCTCCTGTGATACCAGCCAATGGATTGGGTGCTTCGGGATCAGAGGGTGCGGCTGCATCAAGCCCAGTCTGTATGGCCTGCGAAACCGCTATGAAAGCTTGCCCTGTGACATCTTTTACAATCTTTGATATGGCGACGTGAGGATCAATTAGCTCCACCAATCCCTTAAGAATTTGGATAGGTGTTTCTCTCAAGAACTTTAAGAAAATCTCCCTTGCGAGGGAGCCCATATCCTGCTGTCCATTATTTGCCAAAGTATTTTGGAAATTATTATTTGGCGTATCTGGAAGTGGAGGTCTTGTTGAGGCATCAGTCATATTCATAAAGTTTATGATTGCCCTCTTTGTACCACTAAATGCATCTGTAATGTCGGAGAAGAACAACTCTGTCAAATAAAAGTTGTGCAATATAGGACCAAGGATAATCGCATCTTGATTGAATACTTGGTTCTTAAAAATTTGATACTGCGGATTCTGTTTGATTAAAGCAAGGTTTTGTTGTCTTGTATTGTTGGGGTCTGTCGGGATAGAGAAAAGAGAAATAATGGCGGGAGGTTCGGAGGCGCCTGGGGTGGACTCAAGCAAGTTTAGACTTAGTAGATTTTCATCCTCGTCTACACCTAGCAATTGAGTATCATGTGATATTATCACTCCATAGGTATCAATTATCACGACCGGAGTGAAGCCTGCTCCATCGACAGCGTAACCATCAGCGGTAACTGCTCCTTCAAGTTTTTGAGTCAACGGAGCGTCGAAGTCATGTACCGTTATCACATCCTCCAAAAACACATCGTCAAATGATTTGTTTTCGCCCTTTGGATCAATAATGTTGTTTATTGCACCCAAGGTGCTTCTTTGTCCATTATCCCAAGTGTAATATAGTCTTTCCTCAACCAAGAAGCGTATAAGAGCAGTATCATTTAAAGGAAAATTAGCTGCCGTTCCGTCGTCATTTAGTTCAAATCCTTGAGGAATTTGGAAAGGAGGATAAGTGTGGGCAATTCCCCCATTATTGATGGTTGACTCTCTGCGAGATACTCTATCGAAGTAATTAAAGAGTTCACGCTCTAGGATTGAATTCCCATCAGATTTAATTTCATTAAATGATGTCACTAGTCGGTTGACCATGTACTCTCTCATAACAGGTAGATCGAGTAGGGATTCCATTTTAAATGCTGAGAACACAACAATGTTCTTAATCACAAACTCATCTATTATTGACTGGATTAGCATTAAGATTAATCCATAATAAAGAGTATTTCTAGTTTTGTCTTTGGCTGATCCATCGTCGTAACAAGCGGCTGCAGCAAACTCTTTCTTCATTTGATCTAAAATGCCCTCTGCATCGAACAAATCTCCAACGTTAGAGGGGTCGCACAAATCATTATTTTTAAAGAA